ATCCACCACCTATTCCACCACCTATTTGACCTTGTGCGGCCATTGATTCAGCTGCTTGTAAATAAGGATTAAAATTTCCTGATGAGTCAACAAAATTAGATGTATCTGAAAAATATTTTTCTGATTCACTTTTTGGTGGTATGTTTCCACCATAAGGAACGTAAGCCTCTGGTTCACCACCGCCATAACTTCCACCAGTGTTAGTTGGAGGACTATAGCTGCCAAATCCTGAGTGTGGGTTACCACCACTTTGTCCTGTGTGATTATTTTGGGTAGAACTAGTAGTTTTAGGTCTACTAAACCTTTTCCTAGTTTCTTCCGTTTCTCCTGGCATTATCTTCTACCTTGAAGTATTGGTAATATTCCTCTTTTATAGGCTTCAACAAATTCTTCATAAGTCATTGGCCCACCTGGCATATCACCCATTTGTGATGTAAAATCTCTAAATTCATCTTCATAAACTCTATTACCTAAATCATACTGTGGTCCTTGACCCATCATAGAAGCTATTCCAGCTTCTCTTAAATTATCATTAAATGGTAACGGTTCTTCAGGAACCACAACTTCCTCTTGAAGAGGTGTAATTGGTCTTCCTGGTATTGTTGTTACCGTATCATCTATTGGTGTTCCATCTGGATTATATTTATCCCCATATCTATGATCGTACATTAAATAATCTGGATCCAAAATATTTGGAGTAGGTCTAGGATCAATTGGTAAATTTGTTACTGTAATATCTGCTGAAGGATCTGTTTGTATAATATCATCTGGAGGTGCCATATATTGATCCACACCTTGAAATGTTTTATCTGTACTAGGCCCAGCAACATCCGCCATATTAGGTCTAAACGTATTATTTACATAGTTTGCTACCTCTTCTTCGCTATCATCTACCATGGAAGGCAGACCTTTATCTCTACTCATGTTACCAATTTCAGATAAAATGGTACCTAGTATTCCACCTTTTTCTGCAACATCCATAAATCCACCTGTTAGTGGATACATTTTATTATACACTGGTTTATTTGTTTGTCTTACATCACGGCTAAGATCCATATATTGATCTTGCATTTGTTGTGGTGTGTAACCTAACATTTCGCCCATAGGGTTTTTTCCATATCGGTTAAATGTTCTTCTTCTATCTTTAAATTCTTGTACCATAGGATTACTACGATCCATATTAGGAAGTTGGCGTTGGATATCCATCATACGATTATAATTTTGTCCTATTCCACTACGAGCAAAATCACGCATATCGTCCCGCTGATTAAAATTAATAGCGGGACGTTGGTATGCACCTAATGATCTTTCTGCTTGTTCTCTAGTTCTTGGTGGCATTACTATGCTCCTGGAACGATTATTATTTTAAGGACAACAAGAACAACAATGACTACAATTCCGGCCTTAATCCAGTCCTTCATTTTCCACTCATTCCATTCTTTTATATGTCCCCATAAATCTTTTAATAAATTCATGTTTACCTCCTATTTACTTCGTTTCAATCCACCCTTACGGTAGCTTTTTTTTACCTTTCCACCTTTCTTCATTGTCATTTTTTGACCTGTAGCGCGTGCATGTTTTTGTGCTTGCTGTGCTCCAGCTGAAGTATATGGAAATGTTCTTGTTCCTACTTTTGGCATTATTGACTCCTCTTTATAGCTGCTGCTGTAGGTGCACCTTTTGCACCTTTCTTTCTCATGGTTTCACCACGTTTTCTTTTTTGATGAATATTATACCACAATCCTTTTTTAGCTGTTTTACCTTCTTTTGTTACGTGTGTACCTTTTGTAGCAGATCCACCTTTTGCCATGCCTTTTTTCTTAGACATAGATTTTGCGATAGCTCTGGACCTAGCTGCTTCCCAAGGTTCAATTTTTTTATTTTTATTAATGTCAGCTTTTTTTGACATTGGTTTTTTCATAGCTTTTTTCATATCTTCTCCTAGTGCAGTGTTGGTTTTTCAACCGGTTTAAACATTTTTATAACTTCTTCTTGAAAATTAAAACTCTCAGCTACTGCTATGAACATTTGTTGTGTTTGTTCTGGACCTAAAGCCCTTTCATACATGTTTCTAGTAACAGCCATTAACGCACCACAAACTTGAAGATAATCCTTTTCTGAACTTATCTCACTGTGTGCTAATTCTTCTACCTTTTGCATCACTGTGCTAAGTTTGTCCATTAGTTTTTTTGGATCTACTTCCATTACTCCTCACTTTCGATGCTTTTTCAGCTGCTTGATTTTTCATAGCCTCCCTTGTGTTAGCCATGTTTTCTTTAAGAAGTGCCATTGCTTCTGTCGAATCTTCTTTATTAACATCAGCCGCAACTTTCATCAAGTTAATACTTGTATCAGCTTCCAGCTTATCTCTTTCAAGATCCATCTTTTCACCTTCTACCATCATATCTTTTTGTAGTTGCATCTGTGTTTGCATAGCTTTTAGATCAATTTCTTGTTGTTTAAGTTTAACAAGTGGATCTTGTGCTTCTCTGCTTATTCTAGCCTCTTCATCAGCAGCCAATTGTTTAATCATTTGTGCTTCCATTTTTGCTTGTTCGGATGCTTGTTGATTTACCAATTGATCTTGTTGCTGTTGTAATTGTTGCATTGCTTGAGGGTTTTGTTGTGCCTGTTGCATTGCTTGTTGTAACTGTTCAAATTGCGGTTTAAATTTTTCTTGTATTTGTTCTCCTGCAACTAAAGAAATATGTTCGCACACGTGTGCTTGCAACATTGCATATAATTGCGGATTAATTTGTACCATACGCGTAAACATAAATTCAGCATGTGCTTCTATATGTGCCATATGATCTTGCATTGGAAATGATTTAGGTTGTTGACCACGCATAGCACCTGCATTTTCCATGGCTGGACTCATAGGTTCAGGCATCTCTGGATCTGGTTTTAATATAGCTGTTACATTATCCACACCCATAGCATCATACATTCTTCTATATGCTTCACGTAAATTATGTAATTGTGGTGCAGCTGTAGCTAATTGTAATTGTTGTTGTGCTAACGTAACACGTTGCGCCATAGAAAATATATTAGGATCAGAAACTGGAATAACATCAACACGCTCATCAAAATCTGTTTGTTTTATTTGTTGGTTACCACCCACTACCATGTAAGGATATTGCGGAGGTAAATATATTTGGAATACTTTTGCAAGTAATTTAAATTCTATTTTCTGTGCATAGTGTAATCTTTTATGTATTGCACTCATCACTTTTGTTCCACGTTCTATCAACGCTAGTGTAGTTCCAACAGGATTTTGTTCATTACCTTCACCCATTTTCATATCTGCAATAGCTGCAAAAGATTTACCTGCATCAACAGCAAAACCTAATAATTGAAACAATACACCTGATGGTTCTTTGTATGGAAGCATCATTAGTGATTCTTTAATAGATTGTCCTGTTACATCCACATCCCTAAACTCGCCTGGTTGTAAAGGTTCATCATGATCGCGTATACGCATACCACGTGCTTTAAAACCTGCTGGTAAGTTAGCAAGAGTACCTGCATCAATTAATTGTCGCAAAGCACTTGTTGCAGTTCTTGATAACCCACCAAGCATGTGTATTAGGCCAAATCCATAGAAGCCTAATCCTGGGAGGAACTTGTAATGTACAAAATAGTTATTCTTCATAAAGTTTGGATCACCTTCTTTATAATTTCTTTTTATTGATAAAATTTCTTGTGAGTATTGATCAATAGAAACAATATAAGGAAGTTTAACACCAGTTTCATCTTCAAATCCTGGTACGTCTGCATTAATATGCATTTCTAATATTATGTGTTCTTCATCACCGGATGCGTAATTTTTTTCTGATCCGTGTAATTCATCCACCTTATCTACAATATCGTTTGATTCAACTTCGCCAGTTGCTAATTCTATATCACGGTAAAATCCTTGTAATTGTTGTTTACGAACATCATTACCACTAGTTTTAATTACGTGTGTTATGCGATCAGCACTTTCTATATCTGTTGCCATGTAATTAATAACAAGATCTTCACCCGCAACAAATTTAGCACAAGCACGTTTCATCAATCCATCATAGTAAACTTTTTTAAATGCAGAACCACATAGTGGTAAATAAAATAATAATTGATCCATATCAGGATCATATTCCTGCATAACTTCTGTTATTTGGTAGTTCATAAATTCTTGAACACGTCTAGCCTGATCTTCTACTTCAGGTGTTGACATTCCAATAACTTGAGTTCGTACGGGGCCGC